GGCAATAAACGAACAGATAACCAACACGGAAAACAATATTGCAGAACTTGAGGCAAAGGCTGAAAAGGCATCGGGGTTAAGAAAGAAAAGGATTGAAAAGGACATAGAGGCACAAAAACAACTTTTAGTACAACAACAAGCCGAAGCCGAAGCAATACGATTAAAGGCAGCAAAGGAAGATAAGAAGATTGCAATTATACAGGCAATTATTCAAGGGGCTTTGGCGGTTCAAAGGGCGTTGGCGTCTGTTCCTTTCCCAGCGAATTTACTTGCAGCCATTCCAACGGGTATAGCAGCCGCCGCACAAATAGCAACCATAGTTGCCCAGCCTCTTGCCGAAGGTGGCGTCGTAACTGGTGAAAGAATAAACCGTAAACAAAACATTCCTACACGTTCAAACGGTGACAATGTCCTTGCGTATGTTAAACGCGGTGAGGTTGTATTGAACCAACGGCAACAAAGTTTATTAGGCGGTTCACCAACCTTTAGACGCATTGGTATCAAAGGATTTGCCGAAGGTGGTTTAGTGCCGCCAATTTCTGCACCGATACAAGCCATATCAGGTAACAATGATTTAAGCAACTTTTTACAAGTCATTGAGGCAAAGACCGACGCAATCAATAATAGAATTGACAGGCTTCAAGCTTACGTCGTTTCCGATGACATTGCCCGTGATTTGGCTGAAGGAAATAAACTTAAAGTAAAAGCAACTTTATAAATGTGTAATTGTATGAAGGTAGATTCAATTTGGGGAGAACTTGCAGCACGTATTCCCGAAGAATATAAGACGCAAGTCATGGCAACGGTTGACAGGACTTACCGTGTTTTATCCATTGACCCGTCGGACATGGATTATTTATTCCATATTTATAACAATTTTGTCAACCATTATGAGCCTGAGCGAAGGAATTGCCCAGCGTGTCGGACAAAAGTAGTGGGTAAAATGAGGCAAATAGTACAATTTTGGAGAGATGAGCAATGAGAAAAATAACATTGATAAGGAGTTATTAATTGAATTTCAAATAAGCATCTTGGATAAATTCAAGGCATTGTGCGAAAAGGATAAAATAAAGCATAGTTATCCAGCTTTTATTGACTTTCTCTACCAAACAAATATCATTAAAGATTTAACCATTGCAAAGTTTATGGTCATGGAATTATATCCAGCCGCCTTGTTTGAAAATGAAAGTAAGATGAATGCCATTTTAGATATTAGCATTCAAACGGGGCTTAGTGAAAAAACCGTTTATAACATGATACAACACCCTGAGTCGTTTGGGTATGGAATCAGCAAAAAAAGGAATAAGAAAAATAATAATAAATAAATTTACTGCATGACATACGCAGATTATCCAGACACGGCAAAGAATAACGCAAGGCGGGCACTTGACCATAAGAAAAATGGTTCAAATTGTGGAACTCGCGTCGGCTGGTTAAGGGCTAACCAAATCGCAAACGGCGAAGGCTTGTCAGAGGATACCGTGCAAAGAACGTATTCTTTTCTTTCCCGTGCGGAAACGTATGACCAAGGAAAATACTTTGATGAAGATGGAAATGAAATATGTGGTTCAATAATGTACGACGCATGGGGTGGAAGTGCGATGAGGGATTGGGCTGAAGCAAAGTTTAAAAAGATTGAAAGGGAAAAGGAAAGCAAAGCGATGGCAAAATTTAATATTGATATTTTAGGGGAAATTTCTGAATCTGTTAATTCGTACAATGCAGTACAAAGGGAAATTAACAACGCAAAGGGTAAGGAAATTAACTTGGTTATTTCATCTGGAGGTGGCTCAGTTACCGAAGGAATGGCGATAGCTGATTTAATTGCTAATTACCCTGAGGAAACAACGGCAACAGGAATCGGACTCGTAGCGAGTATTGCAACGGTTGTACTGTTGTCTGCGGATAATGTTAAAATGACTGAGAACGCCTTCATGATGATTCACCGACCTTGGAGTTATACGATGGGTAACGCCGACGAACTTGAGGCAACGGCTGAATTGTTAGACAAGATGGAGGCAAAGTTATTGGACATTTATACCGCCTCCGTTTATAAGCGCAAAGGGAGACAAAAAGACCTTAGTAACAAAATTACGGAAATGATGGCAGCCGAAACATGGTTGACCGCACAGGAAGCATTAGAGTTTGGATTCATTGATGAAATTGTAAGAGTTGGCGAAAAAAATATTGATTTATTACCGTTGCAAAATAGCCTAAACAAATTTCTTAATGTACCAGCCGCATTATTAACCAACAACAAAAAAGACGATGACATGGGTAATTCCATTTTAGAAAAAATCAAATCTTTGCTTAACAATATGGACGATAAAGAAAATGTCGAAAATGTTATGCAAGAAGAAGAGGAGATGAAAAAAGACGAACCAAAGAACGACGAGGTTGGCGATGCCATCCAAATGTTAAAAGACAATGGCTACTTTGTAATGAGTCCCGAAGAAATGGAGGCAATTCATTCAAAGCAAAAAGAGGAGATGGAATCTATGTACAAGAAGACCGATGAACAAAAGAACTCGATTAATGAAATTGAAACGGTTCTGGAAACATTGGGAAAAGAATTAGTAGCCCTTAGGGCACAAGTTAAAAAAGGCATTGGACTTCCTTCGGGCGGAACAACGGCTGAAAAGATTATTGAAACAAAAGCAAAATTGAGTCCGTTTGATTCTTTTGCTTCATTAGTTAAATCTAAAATTTCACAAAGATAATGGCATTCAATCCAACCGCCCAGAATGAGAATGGCTTTTTACAATCCAACACTTACGTTGAGAAAAATAGCCTTAATCGAACAAACCCCTATGCAAATGTTGACGGCTTAAACGCTGAACAACTTTACGGGGTTGATACCTATGAAGACCGCATTCCTATGTCCGTGACATACGCGATAGCTTCAGCTGGTGACAGAACTACGGTTACACCAATTTACGGTGTTACATCTGCTTCCGATTATTTAAAGTTCAACTTGATTGACGAAAGTGGTAATGAGGCTTACGGACGCTGGATTTCTTCAGCACCTTCAGCAGCCTTTGACATTACAACTACCGCTTTAAACACGGCGAATGATTGGAAGGCATTCTTTGCTACGTCTAAGGCTGGGGCAAAGACCGAGTTCTCATTTAAAATTGAATCAGCAGCAGTTTTAACAAACACAACTGCAACGATTACTTACGCAAATCTTTAAAATAAAAAACAAATGGCATTAGTAGAAATAAGCCAACTTGACGTATCCTTTAGAGGTACAGAGGCAAACAACATATTTTTAGAGCCTGTCTTTTTTGACGATGATTTACGCGGACAATTCCGTGTTCTTGGAAACGTCGCAAATAAAAAGAAAATGGTATTTGTCCAAGACCTTGAGAATATTGTAAGAAAATATTCTGGTTGCGGATTTAATCCAGTTGGCTCGGTTGACATTTATCAGCGTACAATCGACGTTGAAAAAATGAAAGTTGACCTTGAAATGTGCTGGGATGAATTTGAAGACACCGTTTTTGAGGAGTTATTAAAAACAGGCACAAGGCTTCCAGATGTATCGGGAACATTAATTGAAAATATCTTATTGACCCGTACACAACAGGCGATAAGAAATGACATTACCCGTCTTTCTTACTTTGGTAATCAGGCTTCCAATAACCCTAACTATGATTCATTAGATGGATTTTGGACTGTTTATTACCCTCAGTTAGTTGCTGATGATTTGATTCCAAGAACCAATACAGGCTCAGGCTCTGACCTTGTAGCTGGTGATGGCTTTGCGATTCTTCGTGCAATCTACGACCAAGCACCTTTGCAGTTAAAAGGTTTACCAGCTAACCAAAAGGTGTTTAATGTAACTGGTTCTGTATATTCTCAACTTCGTGAAGATATCGAAGAAGGCGGCGGCGGTGACTACGGTTTATTGCAGTTAATCAACGGGGTTGAGCAATTTACCTTCCGTGGTGTGCCTGTTGTGGCTCAATGGAGATGGGATGACATCGCAACATCTTTGGGAACAACTAAGCCTCACTATGTTGAATATACAACGCCACAAAATAAGGTTATTGCAACCGACGTGTTAAGCCCTGAGACGGCTTTGGAACTTTGGTACGACCAGAAGGACGAAAAGGTGTATATTAAGGCTCGTTTCAAGATGGGTGTTAATTACATTCACCATTCATTAATCAGCGTAGGCTACTAATACAATAATCAATGAGTAGTATAACAAGCGGATGGCTTAATCAATGCGTCGATGGAACTTGCGCGGGTGGTATCGGTAAACTTTATATCGCCAATGCAAATCAAGTTACTGGTTTTACCGCAAATGCTACGGCAGCGGTTACGGCAATCACAATGTCATCAACTGCCTCAGTATTTTACGAGGTAGAATTTCGGGACAATTCGGGAGCATTTACGGAAACCGTTACACAAGACCCAGACACTTTGTCGGTTGCAGTTGAGCAAAGCTTGGTAGGCATAATTAACTGCCGTGACCAAGAGTTAAGAAACTTAATTCAAGACATGGCGGGACAGGCTTGCGGATTGGTTTGTGTACACGTGGAAAATACGGGTAACTATTGGATTTGGGGTGCGGAAACCATTGGCGCAAAGAAAAGACCAGCAAGGCTAACAAGCGCCGAAGGTTTATCTGGTGCTTTGTTTACGGATTCAAATCAGGAAACATTGACGATAACTTGCCGTACCACGAACAAAGCAAGATTCATAGTTGACGGTGCAACCGTAATGGGAGCGCTTGATTAAAACATGAAATATGATAGTCAGGGAAAAAAGTAAGTTGATGATTTACGTCGGGGCTGACCCAACGGGAAAGGCGGGAATACTAAAGAAGGCTATCGGAAATTTTACACAGGCAGAATTAAGGGGTTGGTACAGTACCAACCCCACATCTGTTAGCCAACACGTTATTTTTACTCCCGAGAAAAAAACCTATGAGCCAAATAAAGAAGACGATTCAAGCAGTTCCGAACAGGGCTAACAGAAATTTAAAAAGAAACAATAGCCCTTTATTGGCTTCCGTTACTTTGGACACCTCAAACACCATGTTGGTACAAGAGGATATTTTCAATGAACCTTCCAGGGAGAGGCTTGATTTCACAGGGGCTAAATGGGTTAGATTCTTTACTCAAAAAGATGACTTTTTAAAGAGTCTTATTGCAATTGTAAACAATTCCCCGACGCTTCGGCGTATCATTGAGGACAAGGTTAATATGGTTGTCGGTGATGGATTTATCCCAATGAAAGGAAAGTCTAACACCTTGCTTACAACCTCGATGAAGGGTGAGGTAATTACGGATGATTCTTTAAATAAGATTGAGGAAGTTATTGGGCAAGTTAACTTGCACTCACAAAACTTGCAAGAAGTTCTTGCTTCATTGTCTTTTGATTACGATGCTTTTGGAAATTGCTTTGCAGAAATTGTACGGGGAAAGGTTGGTTCTCAGCCTTTCACCTACATTTATCATGTTCCTGTTTATAACATTGGAATTAGAAAAGCGGAGGCGGATCAGATTATAAGGTCGGTTGGCATTTACGACAACTGGGAAGAAGTGCCACTTACAACCGAGGGCACATATTACGAAAGGGAAGGCTTTAGGGAGATACCAATTTACCCAGAGTTCAAGAAATTAGAAGACGGAACGGAGCGTTCAATTATCCATGTTAAGCAATACGCGGCTGGGTATTTCTACTTCGGCTTACCTGAGTGGATTGGGGCGAAAATGTGGGCGGAGATTGAATACAGAATCCAGCGTTTTAATACCAGCAAGTTTGAAAACGGCTTCATGCCATCGGGTATTTTACAATTCTTTGGGTCAATGACATCTGCTGAGGCAAAGAGCCTTGTAGAAGGCATTGAGTCAAAGTTTACAGGCATGGGGAATAATCACAAGTTATTCGTTCAAGTATTAAGAGACGAAAAATTAAAGGCTAATTTTATTCCTACGTCAAAAGAAAATGAAGGGGAATTTTTGAACCTTCAAAACCTTGCAGCATCAGCCATTGTCGTGGCTAACCGTTGGTCAAAATCCCTTGCTGGTTTTGCAACATCGGGGCAACTTGGAACAAACCAACAGATACGGCAAGAAATGGAGTACTTACAAAACACCGTAATTAAGCCACGGCAAAACCTTTTGTTATCAAAGATTATTAACCCGTTCTTAAAAGAAATTGGGCTTTATAATCCAGCATTCACCGACGTATCGTTTGGTATTTCTAACACTTTGCCCGTGTCTTTTATGGGCGAAATCAAGGTTGAAGAAAACTTGACTACAAATGAAAAAAGAGAAATATTGGGTTACGCTCCAGTAAACGAAGAATCAGATAATCAAATGACATCGCTTGAGGTACAAAATTTAATCAATGCCTATGGTATCGGTGTAAGAAGTGGGGCGATAACCGCACAAAAAAGTGACGAACAATTTTTTAGAAATATATCAGGATTTCCAGAAACATCAAAAGAAGTAAATGACGTTTGGGAAAACGAGGGAGTAAGGCGTCCAATAACATTAAAGTCAACAGAAGAAAGGCAAGCCGAACTTGGTAATGTTCAAAACCCCAACCAATGAGCCAATTAATACAACCGAGTGAAGTAATAGCTGGAGGGGTTGCACGTCCAACACCAGCAGATATAAGACTTGATAAGTCGCTTATTAGCCCACACATTCAAGACGCCGAGTTCCGTTGGATTGTTCCCGCCATTGGCTTAACCTTATATGATTCAATGGTTACAGACAAGGGAAGTTCAACCGCGTTTACATCAACTTCTTATCAGGATATTTGGGACAAGCAATTAAAATCCTTTTGCGCCAATGCTGTCTTATATGAAGCTTCGCCTTATATGGTCATGCAACTTGGTTCAAATGGTTTGTACACTTTGGATAACGAGTATGGGCAAAACGTCGGGGTTGATGGTTTAAAGTTTTATCAAGATACCTTGTTACAAAGGTTGGACGTAAAGAAAAAAAGGATTAAAGATTTGCTTTGCAATTACTCAACACCTTTGACCGCCTTTATTCCCAGCGCCATTGGTTGCCCTGAGTCAACTTGTGATGAACACGAGGAAGAAATTACAGACATTTACAACACTTTAGGCATTGTTTTATGATAGAGAAACCAAAAAAAGAAAGGCGATTCCTCAAGGCATTGGGGCGAGTCGGTGAAATATTAATACAAGAGGTTTTAATCAAAGTCGGGAGTAGTTTAATCAAGAGGATTGGAGGCAAAAAACAAGTGCCTTCAATTCTTTTTTTATTCCTTTCTATAAGCCTTTACGGTCAATTCCCAATTAATATAAATAAGCAAAGATTAGGTTTCCAGACCACGGCAGACGGTTTGGTTTGGAGGGGTTCATTAAGCGACACCGCAAGTATTCAACCCGTATCAAACCAATATGCGTGGGTTATTCTTGACACCGTTAACCTAAAATTATATTCATTTGATTTTACTTCCAATGTTTGGGGATTGGTTGGCGGAGGTTCAGCAGCATTTACGCAGCCTATTGACTCTTTATTTTTTAAAACAAGCGTATCCCCTAACAATGTGGACACGGCTAAAATGCGATGGGATTATGAGTTAGGTACAGTTGTATTAGGAATGTACGATGCCGTGCCCAATGAATTAGGATTTAAAAACTTTTGGTTGGTTAAAAATCAAACAGGCTCAACCATTACAAAAAATAGCCTTGTTTACGCAAGTGGAACAGTTGGCTCAAGTGGACGTATATCTGTATCTAAATTTATAGCAAATGGCACAATAGATGCAAAGTATTTATTAGGCATAACGGCTCATGATTTGACGGACGGTGAAGATGGTTACGTTATTTCTTTTGGAAAAATTAGACAAGTTAATACTGATACCTTTGCGGCTGGGGCAATCCTTTACCCTTCGCCAACGGTTGCTGGTGTTTGGACTGATGTTGAACCTATTGCACCAAACATTGATATGCCTATTGGCTTTTGTATAAATTCATCGTCAAATAATGGAACTATTGCTATTCGTGTAGCATCGGGTTATAGTTTAAACGAATTGCATAATGTGGCAATTACCTCACCAGTTGAAAAATCAAGTTTATATTATATTGGTGGATTATGGCGCGATACAACCGCCACACTTTTAGTAAGTGATACCTCTGCAATGTTAGCCAACTACGCAACCAAAGCATACGCGGACACAAGTGGCAGATTTTATGCAAGACAAGATTTTACCAATGTTTCTTCAAGTACATTGACATGGACACAATCAGACACATTAGTAGTTGGTGGTACGGGAGTGGTGCAAGTTTACCGTAATGGTCAAATATTGTTACCAACTCAATACACTATACCAACCAATGCCTCCGTGGTTATCGGTGCAACTGCTTATAAAGTAGGTGAAAATTATACGGTGATATTTCCTCGTGGCGGTGGTGCTGGTAGTGGTGGTTCGGGTTCACTAACCTCAATTTCTGGTGGCACAGGAATAATTGTTAATCCAAATCCTATCACAACCACGGGCACGGTGTCGGCTGATACCTCATTTTTATTTACTCAATCCGATACTTTAAGCCTTAACCTTACTTCCAGATTTGCGACTAAATTAAATGCAGCGGACACGGCTTCATTATCAAATAGAATAGATGCAAAAGGAACGGGCACGGTAACAAGTGTAGGCTCAGGCTTTGGCTTGCTTGGTGGAACAATTACAACGACGGGTACTTTGCGTTTAGATACGTCAACCATTTACGCAAGGTTACAAGATTCAATCGATGTTGCCATTGGTGGAGATACCATAAAGATTTTAAAACAAGAATATCAACCAGCCTTAACAAGTGTTTTGACATGGACAATTACGCCTAAATTCCCCATTCAATTAAAAGCGTATATTTTGGTGTTTAGAAATGGACAACTTTTAAATAATGACCAATATAATCTTACTGATACCAACAAGATAACCATTGTTTCAACCTCATTTAAAACAGGTGCAAATTATACCGTCGCTACGGTTAGCGGAATTGGTTCGGTCGGTTCGGCTCAATCAGGGAATCCTGTTTATCCTGAGGCTGGTATAGCCTTGTCAACGGGTTTAACGTGGGCTTCATCCATTCCTAATAATTCAGTTAATTGGAACACCGCTTACAATGACAAAGTAAATAGTTTGGCGGTAACGGGAACAACGACAAAAACCATTACTTTAACCCAGCAAGACGGAGGCACGGTATCGGGTAATTTTTCGGACAACGGCTCAGTAACATCGGTTGGAATGACCGTACCAACAGGCTTATCTATTTCGGGACAACCGATAACAACATCAGGAACATTGGCGTTAAGCTACGCCTCAGGTTATGCCATACCAACAGACATAAAACAAAACGAATGGAATACGGCGTATAATGACAAGATAAACAATGCAGTTTTCACGGGAACAGATACAAAAACATTAACCTTAACCCAGTTAGACGGTGGAACATTAACGCCAACATTTACCGATTTGCAAGGGGTGACGGGTTCGGGAACAATAGGTTTTATTCCAAAATTTAGTACAACGACCGAGGTAACCAATTCTGTCATTCAAGAAAGCAGCGGAAATATTGGCATAGGTGTAGCGCCGATAGCAAATCTTACTTTAGATGTAGCTAAAAATATTTTATTAAAATCTGGCAGTACGGGAATTGCATCTATTTTGTTTTCGGAAACAGGAACTCCATCTTCTACGGATGTTGAGTATGGTGGCATTCTAAGATATAATGGAGGTGCTGATTTAGATAGAATGGAATTAGTAACAAGAGATAATTTAGGAGGCTCTAATGTTACAAATATAGGTTTAACAATGAACAGAGTTACAGGAAATATTGGTTTGTTAAAACCTACAACTGTATCCTCAACCTTAACCGTCACAGGCGCAGCCACGTTATCAAGCACCCTTGCGGTCACAGGCAACATTACCGAAGGCGGCAACAATGTTTTAACCAACCTTGACACCGCTTCGTTATCAAGTCGTATTGATGCAAAGTTAAGTCCAAGTGACACGGCATCGTTATCAACCCGTATTGATAGCAAAGTATCTTTAACAGGAGACCAAACAATAGGTGGGACTAAAACATTTAATAATTTGGTTAATATAACTAACCAAATGACTTTAAGCGGTTCGGTGTCTGGAGCAAATATATTACTTGGGAAAAATACAAGTACTAACGGAGTTGGTGATATTACGATAGGTACAGGATTGAGCCTTGCAAGTAATATTTTGACTGCAAGCGGAACAGATACGACCTCGCTTTCAGATAGAATAAATTTAAAATACAATAGTT